CGATCCCTGTTTCTTTAGTTAGTCTCACGCTTTCAGCGTAAATCGTCTGTATCTTCTTCACGTTCGCCCAAATAGCTATAGCATTCTTTTTTAGTGATCTACGTTTAGCCATTTTCGCGTAAATTTTTCCTTTGTTCTGTTGAAGATACCGCGCCTCATATTGGCGTCGGTACTCGATGTTTGCTAAACGCCATTGACGGGTTACCTCACATTTCATGTCTCTATTTTGATCGCCCCATTTTTTCTGCCTCTTACGTTCCCTTTCGAGATTATTCCAATAAAAACGCCGTGATTTTTCTCTTACTTTTTCGGGATTGTCTTTTTGCCATTGAGAAATCCGGAAATTAACTGCGACTTTATTTCCGGAGTGGTAGGCCGCATGTCTTTGCCGTTCTTTCTCGGGGTTTTCTGCCCGATGTTTCGCGCTTTGTTCCTTGTTGCACTGTTTGCAATGGTACTGTAGTCCGTCTTTCTCACGCGATGCTTTACTGAATAGCCCGAAAGGCTTTATGATGTTGCAACGTGTACATTTTTTCTCAGGCATGATATTTTCCTTACTACCGCGTAGGGTATCGATAATACTCTATGCTTCGTAAATGCGCTAGATGTAGATTGGTTGACGAGTGGGGAAAACGGCGGCACTCTTGATCCGGAGTTACACCGCCGTTTAACCTTTGGAGACTGCAATAATGAACTACGTTTTTTCAACTGCTACCTGCGGAACCGATTACCACATTTACGCCGATTCCGGCAATCGCGACGTGGCCATTGTCAAAAAGAAAATTTCCATTGCTGGCGGTCACGGCCTCGCAAACAAAAATCTGGTTACTGCAAAAGGCGTCATGACTGCGATCAGTGACGAGGATTTGGCGTTGCTTGAAAAGGACGTGCATTTCCAGAATCACGTCAAGGCGGGCTTTGTGTGTGTTGAAAAACGGAAAGCCGAACCCGAGAAGGTCGCCGCAAACATGGAAGACCGCGACGGTTCCGCGCCAGTGATTCCCAAAAACTTCGAGTCCGGCGAGCATTCTGACAGCGGAATGAAAACGTACAAGATCAAGGGCCGCAAGTAATGGTCGCCCCGGCGATTCTGACATTCGACGTAACCGCATTTCGTGTGCAGTTCCCCGCTTTCATGAATCCCGTAATGTTCCCCGATGCTACCCTGCAACTGTACTGGGATAATGCAACCGTCTATGTATCCGACGTGGGCAATTTCGGACGGTTGCAGGATACGTCGCGCCAATACGCACTTAACCTCATGACGGCGCATTTGACCGCGCTGTCTGTGATTGTCGCAAAAGGTCAGGTGCCGAATATTGTTAGCGCCTCAACCATCGACAAAATTTCCGTCACTCTCGAACCCCCGCCCGTCAAGACTGAATGGCAGTGGTGGCTATGCACGACCCCCTATGGACAAGGGCTTTTGGCGCTGTTACAGGGCCGAAGCGTGGGCGGCTTCTATATTGGCGGGTCGGCACCACTGGCCGCCTTTAGAGGGCCGGGATATTTTCCGGGCTGCCTGTGGTAGCCTCGATCACGCGAAAAGTCTCCCGAAGTCTCGAATTGATAATCAAGGACCTGGACACGCACGGCAAGGTCGTCAAGGTCGGCTGGTTTCAGGAATCCCGATACCCTGACGAAAAGAAACGTCGGGGAATCCCGGTGGCTACCGCTGCGGCGATCAATGAATACGGTGTGCCCTCGAAGAATATCCCTCCCCGTCCGTTCATGCGTACCACGTTCGCGGAACGCAATCAGGCATGGCTGGCACTGGCTACGTCGGGCGCACGGTCAATCGTTGCGGGGAAGTCCACAATTGATACGGTGCTGAATGGGCTGGGGCTTGAGGCGCAAGGCGACGTTCACAAGAAAATCGCGTCTATCACAGAGCCGCCGTTAAGCCCGCGCACGATTGCAGCGCGTATCGCACGAAAGTCCAACAAACGCACAGTGGGATTGCTCACAAAGCCGTTGATCGATACCGGCCTCATGCTGTCCAGCCTTTCCTACAGGGTGGAGGATGAATAATGGGTGTACCGGGTTCAAACATTCTTGATCAGGCCCTGACAGTCATATCGGCCCAGACGATTATTTATTACGCATTTGTCGGCAACACCATCAATTCCGTGGGTCAGGACGTGACGCAGTACGCTGCCCCTGTGACCCTTCTCGGGAGTTTTCAGCCGGTACCCCGATCCCTCTACCAGCAATACGGGCTGGATTTCACGAAGGATTACTATACGTTCTATACCTCGAATGACGTATTGGACGTAAACCGTGATTCATCGGGCGACCAGATCGTTTTTGAGGGCCAGCGGTATCAGGTGGAATCCAACAATGACTGGTTCGCAATCGATGGCTGGAAAGGCTGTCTGGTCATCCGGATCGGCCTTGACAGCGGAAACGTGGCGGTGTGGGGATTTAATCAGGTACCATCGGTCAATGATTATGTGAATTTCGGGTATGGCAATTTCCTTCCGGTGGAGAATTGACCATGACAGACAACCAACTGATTCAGCTATTTTTGCCGATAATCAACGCCGGGTTGATTGCGGACGGGTTCACGGACGTTGTGGTACGGCAATCCAATCAGCCTACGCAACAGAGCGCAACCGTTGCGCCGAGTGTCTATTTCTTCAAGATCGGGAATCGTCGATACGGTTTTTTGGGCCGTTACGACAAGTGGAACGATACGCAGGAGGCGAATATCCACACGGAAGTTCAATATTATGAAACGACATTTCAGGTTTCGGCACTGGTACTGCAAGACCCATTGAAAATTGCATATACCGCGTCTGATCTTGTGAATGAAGTGGCGTCGATCATGCAGAGTGATTCTGCCCGCAACACGATGATGGCATCAAACGTCGGTATTCTGAGAGTGACCGACGTGCGAAACCCGTATTTTGTGGACGACCGCGACCAGTTCGAGGCCGTCCCGTCTTTTGATTTTACGCTGACCTACCGACAGGATAGAGTTAGCACAAACCCGGTGATACAATCGGACAGGCTTGTTATTAACGGAATTTAAGGGGCAATGGCATGGCTATTTCGCTGAACCAGTACGTCGATATAACCTCGGTTGTCGGGGCAAGCGCAGCGGTCGCACAACGCCAGCTAATTGCCAGAATGTTTACAGACAACGTGCTTTTGCCCCCGCAGTCTTTTATTGAATTCAGCAGTGCGGCGGCGGTCGGTAATTACTTCGGCACCAGTTCGGTAGAGTACCTGAGAGCAGCTTACTATTTCGGATTCGTGAGCAAGAATGGCACACAACCCCAGAAAATATCGTTTGCACGCTGGGTTAGTACCGCCGTTGCTCCCCGGATTTTCGGATACCCCGGCACTTCCGCGCCGCAGGATTATCACAACTACACCGGCATAACGACTGGATCATTCGAGATCACTATTGGCGGGGTTCTTCTTTCCCTGACAAATATTGATTTCAGTGCCTGTACCAGCCTCGCAGATGTGGCCGCAGTATTGCAGACCGTTATCCGTACCGGGTCAGGTGCAGTGTTTACCAGCGCGACCGTGGCGTATGTGGCTACCCCCGGCTATGCCCCGAATACAGGAGTATTCGAGTTCACCGGTGGTGCGACAGGTGCCAATACCATTTCGGTTGGCGCAGGCGCATCCGGGGTGGATATTTCCCAACTGATCGGCTGGTTTCCCGCTATCGTCAACACTAACGGCAATATTCTCCCGGCGGTTGGTTCGGGGGCCGTTTTTGCCCCCGGATCGGCAGTCGAATCCATTACCGACACCCTCGAAGTTTCCGCCGGTCTGTCCAACAATTTCGGGAGCTTTGCATTCTGTCCCGCCACCCCATTGACCCTTGACCAGAATATCGAAGCCGCTACCTGGAATTATGGCCTCAATGTGGTCTATATGTTCATGGTTCCCTGTTCCGCTGCCAACGTGTCCGCATGGTCGAATGATTCGACCGGGTTGGGCGGAATTGGCGGGTGCGGCATGACGGTTTCCAACGTGTCCGGCCAATACCCGGAAATGTTGCCAATGATGATTTTGGCCGCCACGAACTACAACGCACAAAATGCCGTGCAGAATTATGAATTCCAGCTTTCCTCCACACTGACCCCGAGCGTGACAGACGACACCACGAAACAGAGTTACGACGCGGCGAGTGTGAATTACATGGGGCAGACCCAGACAGCCGGGCAGTTCATAAGTTTTTACCAGCAAGGCGTCCTGTTCGGGCAGTCTACTGACCCGCTCGACATGAACGTATACGCAAACGAGGAATGGCTGAAAGACGCCGCCAGTGTCGCGCTTATGAACCTGTTGATCGCGCTCCCGAAGATTTCAGCGAACGCACAAGGCCGCGCCCAGATACTTGCCGCCTTGCAGTCCGTGATCAATCTCGCGCTGTTTAATGGCGCGATCAGCGTCGGCAAGGTTCTGACTTCCGCGCAGATTGCCGAAATCACCTCTATCACTGGCGACGAACAGGCATACTACCAGGTGCAGACCGATGGTTACTGGGTGGATTGTGTGATGGTTCCGTCAGGCAGTCCGGTGATTTACACCGCCGTGTACACCCTGGTGTACAGCAAAGACGACGTTATTCGCAAAATTCAGGGAACCCATGTTTTGATATAGTTTTTTAAGGACAAACACCATGCAAAATATTTCAGGTTTTGGATTACAAATAAACTGTATCGCTTCGACCACGTTCCCGGTGGGGTTCCTTATCACTGAATTTGCGGACGATTCTGACCCCTTTGACCTTCCCTCCTTGCAGGTGGCAGACAGCGCCATGGGCTTGAATGGCGACCAGATCGTGTGGTCAAAGGCCAATCCCATTAAAACTGTCATTTCGGTCATCCCGGGCAGCTTTAGTGACGTGAATCTCAATATTCTGTTACAGGCAAACCGTCCAGGCCGTGGCAAGTTTCCGGCACTCGACACGATTACCATGACCGGCATCTATCCCGACGGCAGTTTTGTGACCCTGATCAATGGCGTTATCACCGACGGCATTCCCGGGAAGGCAGTCGCCAGCGCCGGACGCATCAAGACCCGGACGTACAATTTTTCATTTGAAGGCATAATTTCCGTATGATGTTGATTGAGGAAAAATCCGTCGTTATCGATGGAAGAAATTTTGTACTCTCGAAATTCCCGGCAATCGCGGGACGCGAGATCGTCGTCAAGTATCCTATTTCCGCATTGCCAAAACTTGGAGACTACAAGACGAACGAAGAAACCATGTTCAAGCTGATGGCCTTCGTCGGAATTCCCACGGAAAACGGCACGCTGCGACTGACGACCCCGGCACTTATCGACAACCACACGGGCAACTGGGAAACCCTGATGCGCGTGGAAGCGGCGATGATGGAGTACAACGTCAGTTTTTTTCAGGGCGGGCGGGTCTTGAGTTTCTTCGACGATTTCGCCCAGAAAGTCCGAGCATTGAGTACCCAAATTTTGACGGCTTTATCGGGGCTATCGTCCAGGAAGGCAAGGCGACGCTCCACGAATTGAGGACGGTTTACAGCCTGGAGGATGCTTTTAACCTTTACGAAGTGATCGCCGTTAGCCGGTACAACGAACACCTAGCAATTGAACACTCGAAAAAGCAGAATCGGGGCCGACCATGAATGTGATAGAAACGCTTTACTTGCTCCTGAAAAGTGATTCGACCCAGCTTCGCAAGGACGAGGAAGAAGTCCGCAAGTCGAACCAGAAAACCACAGAGTCGTTTAACGCCCTCACAAAATCCGTTAATCCAGTGCAGTCCGCATTTATCGGTCTGGCGCGTCAGGCTGCCGGGCTGGTCACGGCTGGGCTGGCGTTGCATACCGTCGTCAAGGGGCTGGCAGAAGCCACGGCGCACGCGACTGACCTCGCATACCTGTCTGACCAGCTAGGCGTGAATGTTGAGCAACTGGACGCATGGGGTCACGCCGTCGAGCGTACTGGCGGCACGGCGGCAGGCTTCCAGCAATCATTGCGTGGCATATCAAATTATTTTAATACGAACCCGAAAGTCGCCCTTGCGATCCTTCCGCAGCTTGCCGACACGTTCCAGAAATTGAGTCGCATTAACGCATTCAGGCTGGGCAAGGTGCTGGGGCTGGACGAGCCGACGATCCTGTTATTGCAGAAGGGGCGGCGGGAGGTTGACGCCGTACTGAAGCAACAGAAAGAGCTGGGTCTTGTCACGAAGGAAAACGCCAAGGCTGCCGAAGACTACGCCATAGCGACCCAGAATACCCGGCACGCCTTCGATTCTCTCTGGCGCACGCTGGCTTTCACATTCCTGCCGTCGTTGACGAAAGTGTACAACGCGATCACCCCGATTGTTCAGTATCTTACGTCGCACAAGGATTTGGTTGTCGGGGCGTTTATCGCAATGGGTGCGGCAGCGGCTTTTTTCGTGGCTCCCCTTATCATAGCCGCCGCGCCAGTTATCGGCTTGATCGCACTGATAACGGCACTCGGCGCGGCGTTTGCGCTTGTCTATGAGGACATAAAGGGATACTTCGACGGAATAAACTCACTGACCGGACGGATAATTGCGAAGATTCCCGCCCCGATCAAACGGTTTTTTCAGGACGACGGATCGGCCGATCGCATACTGGAAGCCCAGCGCCAACTGAATGCCGCGTCGGGTTCGTCCATAAACTCCCAGACCTCAAACAGTATTTTTTCGTCGCAGTCGAACCAGCGAAACCAGTCCGTCAACACTGGGCCGATCACAATACACACGCAGGCGACCGACGCATATGGGCTGGCCGCAGGGCTGGGCAAAGGCATTCAGGAACACGCCCGGTATTCCAACAGCTATTTTGACGACGGGCAGGCTATCTGATGGCGACCATAATCGACAATCTTTTGCCGTCCTCTACCGTCGATTATGTGGCCGTGTTTGACAGCAATTTCAATCAGGTTTTCAGGCAGGCCCGGGCGATAAAGGCAATCGTCAAGGAACAGGCAAAACTCATGGAACACCCGGTCGAAACGGGGGCCGTGATAACCGATCACCGGGTCATTCTCCCCGTGGAAATTGAGCTTTCCATGGTTTTGCAAGCGCCCGACTATCAGGACGTTTACAGGGCGATCCGATCGTATTATTTCAACGGCACAGTGCTGATGGTACAGACACGATCGGGCATCTACGAAAACCAGATCATTTCATCCATGCCCCACCAGGAAGACCCCGACCAGTACAACGCGCTAACGCTGGCCTTGAGCCTAAAGCAAGTACAGTTCGTCACCGCATCGACTGCCGTGGTACCGCGTGACAGCACAAACGCCACCACGGTCAACCGGGGCACCCAGCAGGCCACGACCGCGCCCACCGCGTCCACAACCTTAAACTGGATCACCGGAGGCTAGTAGATGCTGGAAATTCCCTTGCAGGCCATACCGAATCAAACCCTGTCCGTACAGCTTGATAATAACCAGTACGACATAAAGATTGCCGCAACCATGTCCACGACTGCCGACAACGGCACTGTGGCAGCAGACGTGCTGATGTGTGTGGATATTGTCCGCAACAACGTGACCATCGTTTCAGGATTTCGGGCGGTGGACGGAACGCCGATCATTCCCTATCAGTACCTTGAGGCAAATTCCGGAAATTTCCAGTTTCTCACGTCGGAGGGGGATTACCCGGATTATAGAAAATTCGGCATTGATCAGTCGTTGATATACGCCAGCGCGACCGAATTGGAGATACTTCGTGGCACTTGATCCCCGCGTCGTAAAGGTCACGGTCGAAGTCAACGGATCGAAAAAAACCTATGCGTCGCCGTTTTCCATTACGGCCAACGGGATGAAATTCGCGAATTCTCTCCAAAACGAAGCGGAAATCCTGATAGAGAATCTCGACCGTGCGACCCAGGATTACTTGCTCACCGAAACCAGTCCGTACAATCTGAACACCACTCCCAAAATCGTCACACTTGAGGCGGGCCGTGTATCGACTGGCACGACGGTGATCTTCGTGGGCAATATCGTCAGTTCGATTGTTTCCCAGCCGCCAGATATTGGGATTGCGTTAAAATGTCTCACTGGTAATTTTTTCAAGGGAAACATCATTTCGACGAACCAGCCCGGACAGGCGACACTCTTGCAGGTATCCACCCGACTGGCGCAGGTCTTGAGCGCAAATCTGAATTTTCAGGCGGACGACAAGAATATTGGCAATTACCAGTTCGCGGGCGGGGCACTCAAACAGGTTGAGCTATTGAATGCTGCCGGGGGTGTGAATGCGTACCTCGACGACAACGTGCTGGTCGTCAAGAATGCCGGGGCGTTCCTGACCGGTGGCAACACTGTGAAAATTATCAATTCGTCAACCGGCATGATCGGCATTCCCGAGTTCACCGAACAGGGGATAAAAGTTAAATTTCTTGTGGATAACAATACCGTGCTGGGCGGACGAATCCGGATCACCAGCACCCAGTACCCGGCAGCGAATGGCGATTACGTAATATACAAACTGGGATTCCAGATTTCGACCCGTGACGTGCCATTCTATTACATAGCGGAGGCGGCGCGGCTGAAATGAGCAATTTTAATCCATCCATTGACCCCGCCAATCAGGATACACTCGCCGGTGCGATCAAGTTCGCATTTAGCAAGATGATGCAGCAAACCGACGGAATGCTCCCGGCGCAGGTCATAAACTACGACCGCACCACGAACCGGGTCAGTGTCCAATTGCTGATTGCCGTGGTAACGACCGGAGGAACGCAGGTACCTCGTCCCCAGCTTGCCAGTGTGCCGGTATTGGTGGCTGGCGGGGGTGGCTACTTTCTGAGCTTTCCGCTAAAAACGGGCGACCTCGGCTGGATTATCGCGAATGACCGGGATATATCCCTTTTCCTGCAAAGCTACACCAACGAACCCCCGAACACCCACCGGGTAAAGAATTTTAGTGACGGCGTGTTTATTCCCGACGTGATGCGAAATTTCACAATCGGGTCTGGCTTGTCCGACGATGTGGTGCTGTCCAGTCTCGACGGGGCGGTCAGTATCGCCCTCGGCGTGGGTCAGGTTACAATAACCGCGCCCCTTACCCTGATTAACGGCAATCTAACCGTTACAGGAATAATCACAGGTCAGGGAGGCATCGGGGTCAGTGGGGGCGCAGGTATCAACATCACTGGCGATTTCAGTATGACCGGCGCATTCGGAATGACAGGTGACATGCTGGTAACAGGTAACATTGGGGCAACAGGATCAATCACACCTTTCGTGTAAGGATGGCCAGTGGCGCAGACTTTGGGAGTAAACAGCAGTGATGATATTTACCTCGATTCGTCGGGGAATCTTGTCGTTGTGTCTGGCCTGGACGCCGTGCTGCAAACCTGCGAACAGGTGGCGAAAACCTTGCTGGGCGAATGTGTGCTTAATACCACACTGGGGGTGCCCTATTTCGAGACAGTCTGGAACGGCTCCCCGAATGTCCAACAGTTTACCGCTGGCCTCCGCACGGCTATCCTGTCCGTGCCGGATGTTGTCGAAATTGTCTCCCTGATAACATCGCAGAATGGGGACGTATTGAGCTATACCGCCGTCATACGGACGGTTTACGGATCGGGGGCAATCAGTGGCTGACCTTTATACCTACAACACGTCAACGGGTCTGATCATACCGGACACGGCAGACATTCAAACCGAAGTACAAACCGAATTCCAGACTGCGCTGGGGTCAGACCTGAACACCAGTCCCAGCACCCCCCAGGGCGTTTTAATCGTTGGGGAATCTCTGGCACGCGCTGCGGTGGCAGACAACAACGCCGCCGTCGCCAATCAGATCAACCCGAACCTTGCCGGGGGTGTGTTTCTTGATGCGATCATGGCATTGACCGGGATTGCCCGGACAGCGGCCACGCATTCCACCCTGACCGCCATACTCAATGGGGTTCCAGGTACGACCATCCCGGCAGGGTCGCAGGCGTCTGCAAGCGGCATGATTTTTGAAACCCTCAATGATGTGACAATTCCCACGGGGGGCGTCACGCCTGCCGTTTCGTTCCAGTCAGTCGATACGGGGCCGATTCCTGCCGAAGTTAATACCCTGACAGTTATTGTTAGCGCCGTTCTGGGTTGGGAAGGCATCACCTCGAACACTGCCGCCGTGCTGGGTGTCAGTACGCAATCCGACGTTGCCGCCCGCCAGTACCGGCTGGAAACCCTCGCAAGTCAAGGTCAGTCCACCGCGCAGGCTATTATCGCCGCCGTGACCGCTGTTGAAGGGGTGACAAGCGTTTCGTTTCTGGAAAACGTGGCGAACACCACCCAGACAATCAGCGGTGTCACGATGGTCGCGCATTCGATTTACGTGTGTGTCGCCGGTACGTTTTCAAATGCTGCCGTTGCTTCGGCCATATTGTCGAAGAAAAGCGCGGGTGCGAATTTCAACAACGGGGCGTCAATGACCCCCGTGAGTGTTGCCGTCGTCGAACCGTACAGCGGCCAGACTATTACCGTGCTATTTGACATTGCCGACAATGTGGCAATTTCCGTACAGGGTACCGTTTCGGCCAGCACGTCCGTACAGAATCCCGAAACGGCATCCCAGAATGCGATCCTGTTGTATGCGTCGGGCGGAATCAGTCAGGAACCCGGATTTGTTATCGGTGGCGCTGTTTCCCCGTTCGAGCTTGCCGGGGCAATCGTCAGTCAGAATCCGGGTATTTTCGTTCACCAGCTTGAGACAAAGAAAACCAGCGGAGGGTCGTTCTCGACAGACGAGATTGCAATTGCGATCTTTGAAATTCCCACAATCATCCTGTCCGCCATTGTGATTACCACGTCATGAAGATTCAGGAGTTCGACTATAGCGTGAACCTTGTACAGTCGCTTTTGTGGCAGTACGGGAACGCGACCAGTCTTACCAGCCTGTTAAACCAGAAACAAGCCTGGTACGACGTGAATCAAACGCAGTTCTGGACAGACTGGTATACAAACGTGTTTGACCTTCGCACGGCAAACCTGTTCGGGCTTTCGGTATGGTCGATTATTCTGGGTGTTCCGCTATTCGTTCCCCTGAACCCTGATCCGCCCGGTAAACCGATTTGGGGATTCAATGCCTACAATCCGTCATTCCCAACGCTCGAAAACGGGTATTTCAATTTCGGATTTGGTAATTTTTCAAATCAGGTACCCCCGATCACTTTGACCCTTGAGGAACAGCGGTTTATTCTGCGCCTCCGGTATTTCCAGCTTGTCACGCGGGGAGCTATTCCGGAGATCAATTCGTTTCTGAACTATCTGATTTTAACCTCGTCGTTTACACCAATTGGCGCAATATACGCGCTCGACGACCTCGATATGAGCATGACGTATGTGTTTAATTTTGACATATCCGCCAATCTGTTCGACGCGATAAAGTATGACCCGGATTCCACCCAAAGCGGCTATGACCTGTTGCCCAGACCGGCGGGCGTTGGGATAAAGTATATTGTCAATAATGGTACAATCTGGGGATTCGGCCCGTTGAACCAGAATTTTGAAAACGGAAATTTTATTTACGTACCCTAGAGGGGAAATGCACACATGGCCTATTATTTTAAATACCCGTTCGCCGTTAGCGGTGACACGACTGCCGTTCCGAACACTGGGTCAAACAGTGGGTCAATGTCATGGCAGGCCGGGTTTACCCCGAATTATGAATTAAACCTTGCCACCGATCCGTCGGCGCTTCCAGTTCCTCGCGGGCAGATGAATGAAGTTTTCAACGCGATCACGCTCGAATTGCAGAATTACCAGCAGCACGGCGTTCCCAACTGGATCACGGCGTCAGACAACGGTGGATCGGCATACGCATACGATATTTATGCGCGTGTGCGTTACAGTGCGACTCCGCTCGTCGCTTCCAGTTTCCTGCTATACGAAAATCAGGTGCAGGGAAATACTGCCACCCCCGGTGCCGATTCCACATGGTTGCTGATTAGTGGCGAGGCCAATGGCGTACCGACCGGAACCATTATCGATTTCGCCGGAGCGACTGCGCCGGGCGGGTATCTTGCGTGCGACGGCAGCGCGGTCAGTCGTACAACCTACGTCACCCTGTTTGCCGCATTGACGCAGCTTCAAACCGGAACACTGACAAATACGTCGGCGTCTGTTACCGGGCTATCCAGCACTGCCCAGATGTACGCCGGTATGCCAATTGAGGGCACGGGCGTTCCAGCAAGCACAACCATTCTGAGTGTGGACAGCGGAACCTCTATCACCATGTCCAATGCGGCCACGGCAGGCGGGGCGCAGTCGTTGCGGTTCTTCAACTGGGGCAATGGTAACGCATCAACCACGTTTAACGTGCCGTCGCTGAATCGTAAAATCACGGTCGCTTCGGGTGGGTCACCCAGCAGTCCGGCATTTACCGGCAGCGTTCTGGGGCAGACAGGTGGTGAAGAAGTCCACACCATGACGACTTCCGAATTGGTAGCGCATAGTCACCATACCTTCAGTTCTACAAGCGGGGGCACTTCAGAAAATTCACCCGCCGCCAGCAGGAATTCCCCGAACGATGCGGGAACGTCCAGCACGACCGGAAGCAGCACGCCGTTCAACGTGATGCAGCTTGGCACGATCGTCAACAAGATCATCAAAACCTGATGGCCGACTTTGACCTGGCAGTCAAGCCGTTGTTCATCGCCGAGGGCGGATATTCAAACTCGGCGACTGACAGCGGAGGCGAGACAAAATACGGAATCAGCAAACGGTCATACCCCCACGTGGATATTGCGAACCTGTCCCAGATGGAAGCAGCGGTGATCATGAAGCGGGATTTCTGGGATTTTTATCATATCGGAACGATCAACGACCAGAATGCGGCAAACCGAATTTTTCTGTTGTTCGTAAATACCGATCCGACCGACGCGGCGAAAGTCGTACAGAATGCCGTCAACGATTATGGGATACTCCCCGCCATATCCGTTGATGGATATATGGGGCCGGTCACAATCGCCCGGATAAACGCCCTCAGCACTCCACGTCTTTTCGTAAACACACTACGCCTTGAGGAATGCCGTTATTATCTGGGGCTGGTTGACCACAACCTTTCGCAGCTTCCGAACCTGCGCGGATGGATTCGGCGAGCATTAAACGGTTGATTTCGTCGTTGAGATACCATGCCGCCTTCTGCAAGTCCTGAATGCCGTTTTTGTGTTCGGCACGCCAGACATATTTGACGACATTTCCGAGATTAAAATTCAGCGTGCGGCATAATTCTATGCACTGGATACTGTGACCGCATTCGGCGCACTTCGCCGATCCGCTGTTGTAATGACGTGGGCGGTTCACGGGATCAAATTCGGTCATCGATCTACCTCTTGAAGATGCTGGTTAAAGCCTTAAAACATCCCGAACAACCATCGTCCTTTTGTTGTTCGATGTGTACATTGACATTTGTGATTTGCTTGATTCCCTTGTGTTCGTGCTTAACCCGGTGGAAAAAACCGTTTCTGTCCCCCGTAGCTTCCGAACGATGGTAGTGTGACTGACCGTCCGACGAATCGCTTTTTTCTTCTTTTAAATCGTCACTGTTGCTTTCGACTATTGGATGTTGGCCTGGCTTCATCGCGACCCCCTGTGTATACGTTTCGACCACACTATGAATACGATATTTCATCCCTGAAACCTCCCGTATATTACCACCGGTCATGGCGGCACGTATCCTCACGAAAAAACATCCACCAGACCACACGAAACATACACAGCAACACAAACAGGAAAATGACCAGACCAATAATGAACCATACCCCCGCTAAAGGGGATTCGTACTGTACCGCCGGGGGCATGGCTACCCCTCCGCCTTCCATTACGGCAGGTGCGACACCCTGAACCACGGCACCGGGCTGGGTGACAATGACTGGCTGGGCGTATCCTCCGCCATGGTTCGCCATGCTGCCGCCTATGTAGCCGCCTAGCATTCCAGACCAAAACCCACCCCCACCGATCCCACCGCCCCCGCCAGCGTGGTTGTGATTGTGAATGACAGTCTGGTGACTGGTGGTGGAGTCAGTCCGTACAGACGAACGGACAGCAGAAGGGGGCGGTGTGTACGTCCGAGAATAACGGCTTGCAGAAGGGGCAGCACTTCGGCCAGACGTGCCTGTACTGTAACCACTTCGGGCACCCGAACTATAACCAGACCGCGCCGAACCGCTACTGTATCCACCGGAACGAAACGAGCTTGAACTATACGACGACCGACCTCCGGAAAATCCACTCCGTCCGGATGAGTACCCGGCATCGGCTACGCTTGACGCAATGAGGGAGGAAAGGACAACAGCGAGGATCAGCTTTCGTTTCATGCCATGCCCTCTATCTCGTCCAGCAATTGCCGCACGGTTGCGTCAAGGGTATCGGCTTCGGCCCAGTAGTTGCCGTTTGAATCAGGATTCGGAAAATATTTTACGTGCCACGCGGATTCTTTTGGCCCGGTCGAGTCGAAACGGAGTTGAAATCGTGCGTCCTCTTTTGTTGCTTTTCTATACAGTCTTTCCAGCGCATCCATTATAGGGCAGTCTCCACGGTCAATGAATTTTAAAATAATACTCAATTGAACGGATGATTACCTCCGAAATAAACACATAAAAAAATGGGCAGAGAAAGTCTGCCCATTTCCGTCGAGCCTTGCTTACAAATTTACAGCGGCGACCGGAGGCGGTGCCAGTGAAGCGCGGAGCCGCAGGGCGGTCAGTTCTTCACGGGTTTTCGCCAGTTCGTCACGGACGCGGTTTTCGTCCAGTTTTCGTACCAGTTCGTCAGTGTGACAACGGCTTTCCCTGATGAGTTCCTTATTCTCACAGCAGCATTCTGCAAGCTGTTTCGCTATGGCTGCGGCATTCTGGGCTGCGGTGAGGGCGGCATCTTTCGCATTGATGGTGGCGGTCAACTGGATACTTGCCAGATTTTTTGCAGCGTCCAGTTCAAGACATGCCTTGTTGTTTGCTGCCTGAAGTTCAAGGGAGCCTTTAACAAAGGCAATTTCTTTCTCGATCTTGCACACACCATCGCGGACGGTAGCCTGAATCGCTGATGCGTTGTTGGCGGCCTGGAGTACGGTATCCTTGAAATTGCTGTTTTCGTTCTGAATGATTGATGCAGTGTCGTGACAATTCTGCAACAAGCCGTCCTTAAATCCGACCGTCTGACCATGAATGATCGAGGCAGTGTCTTCACAGCTTTTTAACAGACCGTCTTTGAAACCGCTGACCTGATTAAGTAGGATTTTGTCAGTATTCCCGCAACCCTGGAGCAGTGTATCTTTCAAACCGTCCTTGATGGCCTTGAAGTTTTCGTGACCGTAAAACTGGGTTTTGCTTTGATTTGACTGGCCGGAGCGTTCGACGTGTTCCTCTACCTTGTCGCCGACAGACTGGCTGACGCCAGCATTGTACAGACCAAACTTTTCGACTTTCTCGCCCACGCCATGGGTGGCGGCCTGATTCGCCATGCCGAATCGTTCGACTTCGCTGGACAGGTTGTCACTGATGCGGCCCTGATTTGACAGGTTGTTCAGCGCAAACTGTTCTGCCACGTTTCGATCTACATCGCCATTATGCTCGATAGCATCACGATTCATGATACCCATGCGTTCGACTTCTTCCGTACCCTGGGCGGAAAGGCGCTGGGCAGTACCGTTCGCGTCCATGCCGATTGCCTGCGCTTGCTGGGAACCCGCAATGGCATCACGCTGGGCGGTGGCTTTCACGTCATTGGTGCTGGCTTCGACCTGGTTACTAAGCACGTTCTGGGTTGCCAGTAATTGCTCGGAAAGTTCGTGATAGCCGTTACCGTGACCGTGACGGTTGTTCGAGGATACAATTGCGTCCATGTTTTTTGCTCCGGAAATTAGGTTAGACCGTGAGCATTGATCCTGGCGCAAATATTCACAATTGGGGGGAACCCGCGCTCGGTGGTGGAGATATTTGTTTTTCCGGTTGACTTCTCTTTGCTTTCTCCTGTAAATATTTTCCTGTCTCCCCCGTCGTATAGTCGGAAGGGAAGAATCGAAACAGAGATGCAATTTTAGACAGCGTGAACCCGTCAATTTCTTTTTTTAACTCTTGCGTCAATTTCATTGCGTGTTTCTTCCCAGTGCGTTATGCAATCTTTGTTCCAGTTCAGCGATGTTCACATTGCACCTGTCAATCAGTGCTTCGACCGGCGCGTTCATCATCTTCTGGCAGTCGATTACGCCGTCCCGGTAGGCTTTCATTGAGTTGATCAACGGCCCTAAGACTTCGGGCGGTACGTTATCGTCGATAGGCGGCATATTAGTTTCCAAAAGCGATTTTCACCAGACACAATGCACAGATGATCGTGCATCCCCCTATAAGCCCGAGCGCCCCACAGACCACCCGGATAAACATGTCATTCTGTGTCATGGATTACCTCTATGTGGTGTAGGTTTTCCAGTGTTTCCAGTCGGTTTTTCAGGTTATCCACATGCTGATCCATCAAATAGCAGCACACCAGAAAACTGAAAACCGCCAGTCCCGACGACCAGTCACCCATTGCGGTGCCCCCGAAACATTATTTTCTGAATCTTCGGAAAACACAGGAATCCCAGCAAAGCCGACGTGACAGCTATCTCCCATTCCGACCCGTTTTTCGAGGCCACATAATGCCAGACCACAAGATAGACCGACAGCAGATAGGAAATCAGGTTTAACAGAAAACCTATTTTTCGCTTACTGCCCCACATATACGGTGCCGTGTGCGGTTGACGTTTTTGTTTCCCGTCCCATTCGCCCTTGTGTTATTACCTCATACCCATAGCGTCCGGCGTTTCCGCTATGCCATATAAAATTCGGCATCGGTTGGCTTCCGGCACACAGGGCCGAATGTTTCGTCAGGGTTAGATCACCTTCGGTTTTTGCTTCCTTCCCCATTCCACGCACAATCATCACATAATGCGCGACGAGGGTTCCCGTGCCGATATTCCGGAAACAGGCGAAGTGGGAACCCCGGACGTACATATCGACATTTGGCGGTACGTGGATTTCCTGCCCGTAGGAACGGACGAACACGGGAGGAATATCAAAACTTTCGTCCTCTAGCACCTGCGCCTGGTAGGTGCTTTGGACGGTATTGTCCTCGTTCAACTGTTCGACCTTCATGCTGCCGACGACCGTGGAAAGGGCGGCACTACTGGCGAGTATCAATAAAGCCGGGATTAGTTTTTTCATGACGCCACCAGAAAGCCGTTGCCGAATGCGTTACCCTGTAGCGTTCCCATGACGGCGGACATTTGGCCATAGGTAGTAACCCTGAACGCATACCGTCCGGGGGCCATGGGAGTGAAAACCAGATAGGTCTGATGCGATACGCACAGGGTATGGTTTCCGGCCACCGACAGCGTTTGTGTTAATTTTGCCGAATGGTGCGAGTCGTTAATGGTGAAAACGTAGCTTGCCGTCGCCGCAAGGGGCCATGGATTATTGAAACAGACCTGATGGGTTCCCGTCATTTTCCCGGCATGGTAAACCGTTGTTTGTGTCGTTTGCCCGTATGCAATGGGCACAATAGGGGACACGGCCCGTTTGTACGCCTGCAATGCTTCTGATTTTTCCTTTGCCGACATTTCCCACATTTTGTATTCGCTTCGTTCTATCCCCCCGACCGCTCCGGGGCTTAACTGGAAATTGTAATCTGACTCCACAATCTTGTTTTCGTACCGATTAGCACACGCCACGCTGGATGCAATCATTGCCGCAATCACTAAAGTTTTTTTCATGTTTAATAGTCCATAATTTTTGAAAGGTCGAAAACAAGGCAATTGCCGCTGAAAATATCGAACGTCACAGAGACTGTTTTCCCTATTGGTAGCAGGTCGTTACGTTCCGCCGGAAAATCTACAGTCATGACATTGGGCGAAACGGTATTCGCTTTGTCCATCACGTACCCGCTTGATTGAGTTTTTTTTTAACCAGATACAGGTGCGGTCGGTTACGGTTTATCGTTATGACTACATTCTGTCTGTCTTTGTAGTCGAGTACGTCTGTTATGGCACACCCGATAGACAATTTTATAAAGTACCCTCCGTTTTTACTTTTTGGGTTCTTTTTGGTCAACCGGCAGAATACATGTTCCGGGCTGAGTATTCGTCTGTTGTTTCTTAAAACGGGAAGCCACTCGCTTTCGACGATCTTTGTTATTTCCGTTTTGTGCTTTTGGATCATGCGGTTTTAGCCTCTATTCGGTCGAGCTGTTTTATAACTCTATCCAGTTTATGATCCAGACTTTGCAGGGAGCAGATCAACGCCAGATAAAGGATTGTCAAACACAGTAATAATCCGATGGGTATTTTCATTTCTAATCGTCCTTTGAGCTTTCCGGCATTACCATTGCCAGACCTACGCCGTTTTGAACCAGCGCGTGCAATTCCAGTTCTATCGCAAATATGGCAATGGCAATGACTACCATGCAAACAATCGCCACCGCTTCTGTCAGTGATACCCGATCCATTAGTGCGCCCCCTGTGACTTTCGTTTTGCAATGTCCCGTTCGAGATTGTCCATTGCGTGGTTGAATGCTTTTGTCAAAAATTGCCGGTAGTTCTTGAAGTCGTCCATTATCGGGTGATTCTGTAGTGAGTGAAAAATCAATGAATTTGTGAATGACATTGAAAGCCCAGCAACCAGCGTCAGGGCTTCCGCTTCGTTAAACTTTCGCCCTTTGACTTTCTTCTCGAAGGTTGTCATCAACCGTTTCAGGATACTAAACCCCAAGTCGTTTATTTCCTTGCTGTCCGTCAATTGCAGTTCCACTATGCTGCCCTCCGGTATAGTTGTACAAACTTTGTCTGTGGGATGCTTTCGTTGCCGTTTGAGTGTTCGTAGCAATCCGTCATTGAATCGAAATGGCCGTACTGGTATTTGCCGACGATGGCGTGGACGGCTTCACGATTCGGGCCGTTTTCCCAGCAAACACTCACGGAATCGCCCATGGAGTAGGATTCGCTGGTCACCGAAAATTTCGTGTCTTTGAAAGCGGCTTTCAGTTCCTTGCGGATGAGGGCGGCGGCTTGTGCTTGTGTTGATTTCATTTTCGTTGCTCCGTGTTCGTTGTCTATGAGGGCAGTATAGACCGCCCTCTATAGATTGTCAACTATACTTTTAACATTTCCACATTCAGCCCATTTGACAGATCGATTTTATTCAGTCGGCGGTAGAGGAAATTTTGCGGTGTCCATGCGTGCCATTTGGCATTCAGTTTTTCGCAAACCTGTTCAAGGTGCAGCAGGTGGTCACAGCCGCCGAAATACGATTTCATGAACACAAATGCTTCGTGGTATATGTCGTCCGTGATGGTGCGGGCAGTGCTGACGTATCGGGTCTGGCAACCGCCCGGGTATTCGTTTTTGTATTTTTCTGCCAGCAATGCGACCTGTCTTTCGGACGGCCCGTTTGTCCATTTAATTCTCACGCTGTTGTGGTCGCTGGTTACGGAAAACTTGATCCCTCTGAAATTCTCTTTCAGTTCAATTCGGATCAGCTTGGCGGCGGTCATATCTGTCATTTCGTCGGTTCCTGTTGGCTAGTTGATGAAATGAAGTATAGACCATTATCTATAGACCGTCAACTACTTTTTTTACGAAACCTTGCATGGCATGACTAAGGGGTGGCTCGATAGCAAAGTTTCCGTACAGGTCGATAAATACGGGCCATGCCTTCTTCAGCAGACCGCGCCCCCGGTAGTATGGGTGTATCCAGACCCATTCGAGAATGTCGCGCCGGAACGAACAGCCGCCCACAGCGAAAACGCCTTCCCAGTCGTAGTCAGTCCACAACCACGCCGAAACGTCCGGATGCGTCACGTCCGTGCGGGCAGTGTACTGGGGGAAATCTATATGCAGTTCATACCGGCAGTATATGGCGAGCTTCTCCACGGCTTTCGGCAGGGATGGCGGGCTTTCCTCATTGACCAAAACGGGCAATCCGTTCTGATCCTTGAATGAAAGGTCATACAGATAGGGCAGTTCAATCAGTCGATTTTTTTTCAATTTGGCTCATCCGGTCGATTACGTCCTGTTGAATTTCCGTATAACGGTCGAGAATGGTTCGCATCTTTTCTTCGTAGGTCAGGACAGAGCCGTTATCCAAAACGATTTTGGTTCGTTTCGCCATGCCGTTAATCTCACCCATGACAAAGGTTGCCATGACAAACATTAACGCTTCAATGCACACACGGGCGTCGTCCTTGTACTGGTTCAATTGTTCCGACTTCTTGAAATCGTTGAACGTGTCCAGCAGTTCGTCGATTGACTTGTTTATGTCAGGGTGCAGCTTTTGTAAAATCTCTCGCATTATTTCCGGTACCTTTTCGCTCGCCAGCCGCCCTTTGCCACAACCGGCCACCCGGCTGCCCACGCTGGCATTGTGGACATTATCTGTTCAAACCCAAGCAGTGATCCCCAGGTTTCCAGTACCTCGCTCACAATCTCGTCGTGAACGTGCAGGACGACGGGATAGCCCGCGCGTTCCAACAAGACAACGGCATTTGCAAGTATGTCCCGGGCCACGGCCTGTACGACGTTTTCGGTCAGTTTCCCGCCATAGGTGTTGATGCGAATCCAGCCGGTCGGCCCTTGCGTCGGGTTCGTGTTCCACCCCTCGTAACTGATTTCCAGCGTGCCCGGACGCCGGGAACTATTCGCCAGTCTGGGCCGGTGGTACACGATATGACGCCCGGACGGAAGGGTGCAATACAGAATATCCTGGACAACCCTATAGGATAGGCCACGGTACGCGAACACCTGCCCCGGGCTGTTGATGGCGTTCACGGCTGCGCCTTCCAGTCCATACAGTTCGGGTTTCCAGTTTCGTTGCTGACCGCCCCAGAATTCCACAATCGCCGGGCTTGCCTGCCGCCACGCGAGAATCGCCTGTTTGATTTCTTCCTCGCTCATAAACTTGTCGGCACCGAAGTTTTTCCACGCTCCAATCCAGCCGCCGTACCCGGACGCCAGTTCTGCCACTTTTCCCAGCTTGCGTTTTGGGTGGTGCTTGCCGCTGGTGGCTTTCTCTAACAGGAATTCGTCAAACGGAATCCCGGTCACTTTGGACGCGCTCATTTCATAAATTTGCCCGTGCGTGCGGAAAACTTCCTGACGCCAAGTCTCCCCGGCCAGTTCTGCCAGCACCACGGCTTCGATGGCGCTATAGTCCGAACAGACAAGATCATGCCCGGGGGCAGCGACAAACATTCCTCGCAGGCAGGCGGACACGGTATCAAGGGCAGTCCCCCATTGAAGTTCCACAAGATCGAGGGAACGCGTGCCCAGTGTGTCGATTGCGTCCTGAACGGCGCTGGCGTTCCATTCGACGGGTTTCCCCGTACTGTCCGCACCGCACGTCGGGCAATACTCATAGTCCGTGCGGTGATGAGTCTCACACTCGGTACATAGACGAACCTCTGGCCCACTGTTCGGCAGGTTCTGGGGCTGCGGCCCTGACCCTGCGGCGCGACCTGTCCGGGCGGAATGATACACAAAGAGGTCATGCACCCTGCCGTCGTCGGTCGCCTGATTGACCATGGCGTACAGTTTTTTAACGCTGGCCAGCCCGGTCAGTTCACGTAGTTGCAGCACTTCCCGAACAGCGGAAGACAGGTCGTCACGGGTCAAAAGTTCCGTAATGCTGGCCTGGTCAAGCGAATCGACATGTACCCCCTGCCGCATCAACCAGCCGCGCATCTTGAACAGTTCGGACGCTGCGGGAACGGCACCCCCGGTCAGTTCCGATATACGGGCGTCATACCGACGGTACGCTTGTTCAATGACCACAATGCAGTCGCGTATTGCGGCCAGATCAAGCTGGACGCCCCGTGTGTTGATTGCCTGGTCGCACTGCCAGAATTCCAGTTCAAAATCTGACAGGTCGGGAATCAGGCTGGACAGTTCGGCCTCGGCCTCGATGTCCCGCAAATTGTACTCATAAAGTAACCGGGCGTCGGCGGGGTCTTCGGACGGCAGCACGCGCGTTCTCGGATCGTGTTTCGTCGGATTGCGTGGCATTGAAAATTTGGTCAGTAACCGCCTTCCGTCCTTGAGCTTTTTGTTTTTTATGTCAAGGACGTTTCCAGCGGTTTCTAGTCCTGGTGGAAGGGTAAACGCTTGCGCCTTGCCACGGGCGCACCGCCATTGCTTCGGATCGACAACAGGCCAGCCCATGCGTGGCACACAGACGTAACTCCATATCCAGCGTTCAAATGCGACGTTCCACGCTTCGATCAGTCCGCCCCTGACCACATGCTCGAACAAATCGAGTGGCCAGCCGTTGGTACTGTCAGGGTGCCACAAGCGTTTTCCGTCGCCGTCCTTGAGATCGTAGGCCAGCGAAAGCACCTGGGTAGACGGGTGCCTTGCGTAAACGGCTGCCCCTATGGTCGGGAGGCCCTTAACCTTTGAACCGTGTGGCGGGTCGAATTTTTGCGTTTCCGGGTTGAAGTAATACCCGGCTTCGCTATACGTTTCAAAATCTATATCCGCGATAATCGTTGAGTGACCCAGACCGGCACGGAGTTTCGTACCGGCCCGCAGGTCTTCAAGTTTTGGGGGCGGAGGGGGAATCGTGATTGACATACCGGGAATCTATCCACCTGTGTTCATTGGGGAACGCGACCTTGATCATGTTCCATTTTATATCGACTATATGCCCGTGTTCCTCTGGGCCATTCTTGTCGTAAGTTTTTACCTTGTCGCCAATCCGTAGAGACATTTCGACACCTCCGTCGTTTCCAAAATGGTGGCCTATTTTCCCAGTGTAGGTCGGTACACACCGTTTTGCGCGTCAACGGCTTTACCCTTCCGGCCCTTCTAGGGCACATTTCGCCAGTATCGTCGGCCATTAACTCAGGGTTGCATCATTCCATGTTGTACCAGCAAACCGTCTGTCCAGCCTGCCGCGATTAATGACTCATAGGTAGCACCCTGCGCGGCTGGAAGCATCACACGGGCTGGTGCTGCCGGGGGTGCGGGTGGCATCGGCGGCGTGCCCGGTGTGAGTATTTGCGGGTAGGGCGCTGGCGCGGTGGCCGGTGGCGTCGGGGCTGGGGTGGGCGTTGCCGGGTTGAACCCCTGTGGCAATGGCGTGGCGCTTGCTCCCGGGGGTAACGGGGCGTTACCGAATCCGACCGACTTCGGATCGGCGCCCATGAATATTCTGGTACCGTAACCGGCGAACGCGACCATTGAATGGTTAAGATACACACCGGGCTGTTGCTGGCTTTCGTTGTCGGCTACGTTTCCGTACACCTGTATGTAGTCGCCGAGGTTGACGTGGTTCGGTTCGAGTAATTGCTGGGTGCCGTCGGCGTTATAGATGTTCGGGGCAAACCCGCCGGAAAACTTCAGAATCCAGTGGCCCGCATACCCTTCAAAATCGCACGGTTTCTTTCCGACGCGGTTCGGAATCGTGCTGTCACCGTCGGTTATTTTCCAGGCGAACGCCGGGCTGTTTGCCTGACCATTCGGGAACCCAGCCTGACCCACTGCCCAAATCTTGCCACCCCATTCGGTCTGGTTCCAGTGCTGTTCCGTTCCTTTAGGCACGGCAAGAGCAAAATAGTATTCCACTCTGGGCTGTCCGGCGTTCGGGCCGGTCTTGTATATGAGAGGCTTGTTTTCGGCGTCCGTGGTTTTCGGTTCGTAAAGTGATCCCTGTACCAGTCTTCCGATTGGAGTCAATAGGTCAGTACGGTTACTCATTTTTTATTCCCTGCTATGGTTGAATTTCTATGGATGATAATCAACAGTTACCCGCGAGTCAATAGCTAAATATCCTTTAATTTCCTGTATTTTTCACAGCGTTTGCACCACGCCTGAAGAACGCCCGGGCTTTTTTCATTCTTCCATACTCGCCGCACGTCGTTCATGTTGAACACATGTCCATACAATAAACACGTTAGCCATTCAAACATATCATTGCACCTCTATCTGTTCGATTTTTTCAACCGCGAACGCGAGGGTCGATCCTTCGACCATGCTGACTGAATTTCTGATTGCGTCATTCAGCACGTCGTCAATATCGTCCTCGCTTTCCGTCGTTATAACGAATCTGGTTCGCAGGGAAGTCAGTATCGATCCGGTTACCTCATACGTCGGCATTAAATATTTTCCTTGCGTTGCTCCCGTCGTCCGGTACCAGCTTCAGTGCGCCTTTCTGTTGCTCCGAATACTGGTTGACCACTTCCCGGGGAATCCCTGCCTTGACTGCCTGTTTCGGGGTAATGAGTTCGGCAGGCTTTTTTAGATGTACGTCCAGCATTTCGCCCAGCATGACGACTTCGGATACTGGCCGTTTCCAAATCTCACGCCCCATGCCCGGTTCCATGCGGTAGTGCGGCACGCGCTTTCCGTTCGCCAGCATTGACCGGGCCTGTTCTTCGAGTCCGGTTATCCGGGCATCCAGCAGTTTCGCCGCGTGATGCAATATCCGAAGTTCGTTCCCCGTCTGGCTGGGCGTCAGTTCAAGCGGCACAGTCTCCGCGCTCAAATCTGCGAAGGCCAGTCCCCGTCGTTGGAGGGCACTACAGGCATGACGGGCGGTGCAGTGTGTGCATTCGATCGAAGGTATGCACGGTGCATCAGGCTGCAAGGCGAGGAATTCCGATTGCTGAAGCCTGGCGATATATTCAAAGAGTATTTGATTACTAATGACCCATGTACGAATCGGCCCGTCACGGTGCCATGCGCGGGGCTGGACAATATGCAAATGGACAGATACAGGAGCATCTTTCAGTTCTCCCACTATACCGGCGGCATACGTTAGCAATTGCCAGTTCTGGTATACCTCGACCGGCCCATACCCGAATTTATAATCCCAGACATGCAGTGTCGGTATTTCCTGCCACCATACCAAAGCCCACAGGTCGGGCGTTCCCCAGCACTCAGGATGCACCAGCGGTACGTTGACGCGTTCCTCGATATGCAGGACGGCATCACCGACAATCGAGCGGACGTGATCCCGGTACAGGTTCGCGCCGTCTATCATGTCCTGCGGTTCCATACAGATAAGGCCGCCTTCCAGCAGTCTTCGGGCGACCTCGTGCGCGTGTGAACCTTCCCGAGCGGCGGGCGACTGGTCTTCTGTCTTGTATTTTTCTTCTAGTGCAAGACTGCCCGGGCATACCATCCGGCGGCCAGCAGACGACGGCGCGAGGCGTGCGTGGCCAGTCATGCAGCACCGGCCATGTCGTCCTGAATTTTCGCCATGATTTCGGGGATTAGGTCAGGGCGTGCGGATACAGATGCGATGTTGGGAACGCCACACGACTGGACGAGTTCTATCACCCGACGGAATCCGATTTTTCCTGTGTTCGCAAGGGCAGTCACGTCAGACATGAATTTCGGAAACGGGTTTTCGGCTTCCTCGATGGCCTGCGCCTGTTTGAATACGTCCTCCGGTTTCTTGACCGGTTCGGTCGGATTTATACCCGATTCGGTTTCAATTTGCTTGACAAGTGACGGGGCTATGCCTCGCTGCGCCTTCCAGTTCCCGGCGGCTGTCTTGCTTTTCGTTCGGGAATGGATGCGTGCGTCCCACGGCATCCCACGGGCGTCAACCTCCGTGTTAATTTCCGTAGGGGGTATGTCAATAATCACTCCGCCGGTTCCCTTCGCTGCGGGGAATGTCGGGGAAACGGCGGGAATGGGTGATGGTGGCAATGTCGTACAGGGCGGCAGTGGTGCTGGTGGCATCGATGGTGGACACGGTGCGGCGACCGGGGGTGCTTCCGGTTCAGGTTCGGACGTTTCGACCGGGCCGTACGGGTCTTTCAATACTGGATAATCCTGTTTTTGTGCCAGCCCAGTCAGGTACTCAGCCGTCCGAAGAAGTACAACGGCGTCCATTAAATGAGGGTCGGTTATGCGTATTTCGATCATTGTTTTTTAGTCCCGGGATTGGTTGACGGTTGGAAATCATAACGACATAATGACCGCCCAGTCAATAGGAAATCATCATGGAATTGAGGGAGTACCAACAGAAAGTCGTGAACGATATTTATTCCGCGTGGGATGCTGGCGCACAGAATGTCATGGTACAGATGGCCACCGGCGCGGGAAAGACGGTTGTTTTCTGTCATGTACTGGCGGCCTGTACTGGGGGCGCAATCGCTATTGCCCACCGGGTTGAATTGGTCAGTCAGATTTCCCTGACTTTGGCACGTTACGGAATCCGACACAATATACTTGCGCCGAAATCATCCATTCGGGAAATCGTTTCGATCCACATGGCCGAGCTGGGCCGGTCGTGGTACGACCCCCATTCACAGGTGCGCGTCGCGGGGGTGGCAACCCTCGTCAGGATAGACCCGGCGACACCATGGCTGCGGGAAATCCGGCTGGTGGTGCAGGACGAGGGCCACCATTGCACAAAGAAAAGCCAATGGGGACGGGCTGCCGAAATGTTCCCGAACGCCCGGGGCCTGTACCCGACGGCGACACCCCTCCGGCTGGACGGCAAGGGCCTGGGCCGACATGCCGACGGGGTGTGCGATGTGTTGATTACCGGCCCGACCATGCGCGACCTGATCAGTATGGGATACCTGACCGACTACCGTATATTTGCACCCCCGAGCGACCTTGACCTCGCAAACGTACCGCTGGCATTGGGCGGCGACTTCAGCCCGAAACCCCTGCGGGCCGCCGTCGGGGAGTCACACATTACCGGGGACGTGGTGGCCCATTACCTCCGGATCGCTCCCGGCCTGTCCGGGGTGACGTTTGCCGTGTCCGTCGAGGCCGCGTGCGACATAGCACAGGCGTTCAATGCCGCCGGGGTGGTCGCCGAAGTCGTCACCGCCAAAACCCCCGACCTGTTGCGGGCGTCGATAATGCGACGCTTCCGGGCCGGGGAAATCAGGCAACTGGTCAACGTCGATTTGCTGGGCGAGGGGGTGGACGTTCCCGCCATTCAGGTCGTCAGTTTTGCCCGTCCGACGCACAGTTTCGCCCTGTACAGTCAGGCGTTCGGGCGTGCCCTGCGCCCCCTCGCTGGCAAGAAACACGCCATTGTCATTGATCACGTCGGTAACGTCATGCGCCATGGGCTGCCGGACGCCCCGCGCGTGTGGTCGCTCGACCGACGGGACAGGCGCACCCGTGGCAAGCCTCTGGACGAGTTCCCCGTGACGACCTGTCTCAATCCGCAATGCTTCACGGTGTACCAGCGCACCCGGTCGTCATGTCCAGTGTGCGGATTCAAACCAGTGGCCCGTGCCCGTTCCACTCCCGAACAGGTGGACGGCGACTTGCTGGAATTGGACGCCGACGCGCTCGCCGCGCTCCGGGGTGAGATAAATCGTATCGACGGTATGGCGAAAATCCCACAAGGGCTATCAGCGATCGCCCAGCTTGCCGTAGGCAAACGACACCATGAACGGCAACAGGCACAGGGGGCGCTCAGGGACACAATCGCGCAGTGGGCAGGATATTTACATACGTCCGGATGTAGTGATTCGGAGATACTCAAGAGATTTTATTTTCGTTTTGGTATTGACATTATGACGGCCCAGACATTAGGGGCGCGTGAGGCAAACGAGCTTAAAGAAAAACTATTGACTGCGCTGTCAAATCAGGGGTAGGGTTGTCGGATCAAAGGCAGGGACGCGCGAATGGTAATAGATCAATGGGCAAGAAAGTGGAATATCTCCGACCTCGCACTTGATGAATTAAAAGTGTGGCTTGGCCTCGCGGCACGTTCGCGTTTCCTTCAGGCGGCTGGGGTTTCAGAAAACGGAGTACAGGCGCGGGTGCGTCTGGAAGCATCACAGAAAGGGTGCAGGCTATGGCGAAACAACGTCGGGGCAACAAACACGCCCGAGGGTGGTTTCCTCCGTTACGGTCTGGCGAACGACAGCGCAAACATGAATCGCGTGGTCAAGTCCGCCGACCTGATCGGCATTAGACCTGTGAAAATCACAGCAGACATGACGGGAATTGTTATAGGTCAGTTTTTGAGTCGTGAAGTAAAAAACGGAAAATGGACATACTCGGGAACAGACCGGGAACGCGCACAGCTTGCATGGATAGAGTTGATTATATCCCTCGGGGGTGACGCAGGATTCGCAACTGGGGAAGGAACAATATAATGATTAACCACATTAGAAAAATACATGACGAAACGAAAAGCTGGTGCGGGGAAATTATCGGGGCAGGTGACGCCTGTTTGAAAACGATTGATGCGGCAGCACTGAACGGCGCAATGTCGTCTGAAACAGAAAGCTGTCACGAATGTATAAATATAATAATCGGAACACTTAAAAAGTCTCAGGCAGGACGGCAATATAAATGACAGACAAAAAGAAACGCATACGAATCGATGACGTGGCACAAAGAAAGAAACAGCTATTCGAGATTGCAATTGAAATGGCCGTAAAATACGGATACCGTAATTTGAAACGGAAAATGATCGCTGAACAGGTCGGATGCTCAACCGCGCTTGTATCAAAGTATTTCCTCTCCATTGGCCACCTGCGGCGCGATATACTTAACGCTGCAATTCGTCGGGAAGTTATCCCGATTATTGCGGAAGGAATCGCCGCGAAAGAACCGCGTTTCAAACGGATCAAACCGGAATTGAAACAGAAGGCAATCGAGTATCTAAAGACTTTCTAACCACTCGGGAAAACCAAAAATGGAATTGCGGCCACAGGGCTTGATTGCATACCGTCAGTTTATTGTCTACGAACTAAGGAACAGAAAGGGAACAGAAGGAAAAAAAGACAAGGTACCGGTTGACCCTGTGACGCTACGAAACACGAATCATCTCGACGACAAGGCATGGATGGATTTCGATACCGCCAATGCACACGCCAATCGACTGGGTGCGGGATACGATGTGGGATTTGTGTTTACCGAAAAAGACCCGTTTTTTTTCATTGATATTGATAACGCCTACCATGACGACAAATGGTCGGACGTTGCAACGAACCTGTATGCGTCGTATCCCGGGGCGTATACGGAAGTTTCAGCCAGTGAGCGCGGCCTTCACATTATTGGGTCGTACTCTGTTATCCCTGAACACGTAAACAAAGGAAAACCCGGCAGCGGCCTGGAGCTTTATTTCCATGGCCGGTTCGTCGCGCTCACTGGCACCCACGGGACAGGAAACGCACTCACAGATTGCACTGCCGCCCTTGCGGTTACGGCACGCGAACACTTCGCACCACGAACCGGGGACAAACCGGGAACAGCTACGGGGGTGCTGACCAGCGAACCGTGCGAAGGCTGGCGCGGGCATACCGACGACGACGCCCTCATACAGCACGCACTCAGAATGAAAGACGCTTCTGTGTTCACGGGCAAGGCGCTGTTCCGAGACTTATGGGAAAACAATACGACGGTACTGGCAAAAAACTATTCAAAGTCTGACGGGAACATCGACGATTCCACTGTGGATATTGCCCTCGCCGGGTTCCTCGCATGGATGACAGGCAAGGACGGCGAGCGCGTCTTGCGCCTCATGAAACAGTCAAAACTCGTCCGCGAGAAATGGAAACGCGAGGACGGGTATCTGATTCCGACTATCATCAAGGCTTGTGATTCCTGTACCTCACCGCCATTCGTATTGCCTGAAGTGAGACAGGAAGGCGTCGAACCCGGAAACCCGGTGGCCAGAAAAGCCGACGGTTTCAGCAGTATAGAACACCAGAAAACGCTGTTCAAAGATTGCACATACATTCAGGATCACAACGGCATACTGATACCGGGCGGGGAAATACTCACACAGGATCAGTTCCGGGTCATGTACGGCGGTTTCAAGTTTACGATTGACCTCGTTGACCGAAGCCCGACAACCAAAAACGCATGGGAGGCTTTCACCCAAAACCGCGTTTACCTGTTCCCACGCGCCCACCGTACCTGTTTCCGGCCTGACCTTGCCTTTGGTACCCGTGTGAATATTGAAGGCCGGGACGCGGTTAATCTGTACGTCCCACGCGGTATTGTACGGGTCAAGGGGGACGACTCACTGTTTCGGGAATTCCTCAGCAAGATTTTTGCCAGCGAACGTGACCTTGCCGTGTTTATGGCCTTCGCCGCGTCCTGTGTCCAGAATCCCGGGGTCAAGTTTACATGGGCACCCTATCTTCAGGGGACAGAGGGCAACGGTAAAAGCATTCTCGTCGGGTGCATCATGCACGCAATCGGGCTGGTGTACTGCCATATCGTTCGTTCGGAGGATTTGGGCGGACGGTTCAACGGCTGGATCGACAACAAACAGGTCATTCTGGTTGACGACTTTTTCGACCCGCATGGGGAAAAGCTGGAGATCATCAAACCCATGATTACCGGCGAACGCATGGAAGTAGAGGAAAAGAATAAAAACAAACGAATGGCTGATATTTGTGCAAACTTCTTTTTCACTTCCAATTTCAAGGACGGCATCCGGATTACGGAAAACACACGACGGTTCGCCCCGCTATATACACGGCAGCAGACAGCCGCTGACCTTGTTCGGGATGGCCTCACGCAAGCATTTTTCGACGAGTTCGGGCCGTGGCTTAAAAAACACAACGGCTATGGCATCGTAGCCAATACCCTCGACAACTGGCCCATTCCCCCTGACCTTGACCCCGCTGGTATCTGCAACCGCGCACCTGCCACCAGTTCCACACAGGACGCCTACTTGCAGAGCATCACCCCGGTGGCGGCAGAGGTACAGGAAGCAGTCGATCAGGGCGCACCGGGCTTTAGAGGCGGCTGGATTGACTCCGCTTCCCTTGCCGATCTATTGACACGCGCCAGGATGGTCAGTAAATGCCCGCGCAAGGGCCGACGAAAACTTCTCCTTGAGATGGGATATGTACCTCACCCCAATCTGGACGACGGGCGAGCCACTTCGGATGTAATGACCCCCCTTGGAAAATCCCGGCCAAGACTGTACATTAAGCGCGATCACCCTGATTGTGGCCTGACAGGTACGGCCATTCCTTCCGCTTACGAAAAAGCACAAATACTCTAGCCGTCCGATACCGACCGAATGGCGACCGAATAAAATTTTCTATTCGGTCGCCTCTTAACGTCTTGATTTTATTACCAAATATCACCCTGCCGTCCGATACCGTCCGAATATACGACATACTCCCACCGCCCCCACACACCATCCCCCACTGTGTACCTACTGTACACTCGTACTGTATACCTGTTATACACTGGGATGGGTGTCTGCTATTACTTTATTTATTAGGACGGTATCGGACGGATAGTATATATATAGTAATATAAACAATAGGATAGGTGCCGTCCGAATAGAAAATTTTATTCGGTCAGATCAGGACGGCATTCGGACGGCAGGGGGTAGAACAGATGCACCGGGGATTGCCCCCGGTGTGTATATTACGGATTGTCAGTAAGGAATCGCAGGGGTATTCCACAGGTGGTCAGGGTCACTGACGAACGACATGCAGTCCCTATCCGCTGACCGCACTCTTACTAGCCACCCTCCGGGTATCTTCAAACGGAAAGTATTAGTGACGTGATGTTGTATATCGATCCTTTCCCATAAACTTGAATTCAAACTCATTTGTACTTATCCCCATGTTTTAAGTTATACCGGAATTACCCACAGAATCTGTGGATAACTTTTACTTTTTCTGGTTTACTGGCAGTTTTAAATCACTCTCAGGTATGAGAATGCTGCGCTTGCATTCGCACCAGTCATGGCCCGGAAAATGGCCTTGTTCTATCTTTGCCGCAATACGCTGCGGGCAGAGCTTCAGCCGTTTCGCCACCTCCCTGGTTGTCAGTCGTTTGGTCGTCATGGTCACCTCTGTTTAAAAAATGCGAGTATAGACGATGGACTATAGGGCGTCAATGCGCCCCAGTGATAACCTGTGATTATTTACAGCACAGATGGATTGACAATGGGCAGAAGAAAAGAGGGCCAGCCCAGAAAGAAAATGGGGAGGCCGACAAAGTATACCAACGTACTCGCAAAGGAAATTTGCGACACGATCGCGTCAACCAGTCGCAGCATAAAAAGTATGTGTGCTGAAAATGACCATTGGCCCGACTATGCAACAATTAACCGTTGGAGAGATCGGGACGATTTTTGCAAGTTATACCGTTGCGCGAAGATGAAACAAGCGGATTTCATGGTGGACGAATTGCTCCAAATCGCCGACGACGGGCTGAACGACACGTATGAAGACGAGGACGGCAACGAGAAAACCCGCGTGGATGTTATCCAGCGTTCAAAGTTGAGAGTTGACACCCGCAAGTGGATTGCGTGTAAAGTGCTGCCGAAGGTTTACGGCGACAGGACGCAGGTTGACGCCACTGTGAATGCCCGGGTACAAACGCTGACAACAGCCGTCACAGACCCCGTGGAAGCGTCCAGAATCTATCAGGAAATAATGCAGACCGACCCGACCTGACGTCTGGAAACCCTCGCCCGTCAGGTGTACGATTAACCAGCTATCAGGGAGAGCTATCAATGGGCGCAACAGTTCAGGCAAACGACGGGACAATGATACCGCTGGATAGCGTCCCCCAGACTTTTATTTTTTCCGGTAGTTTTATCAGCACAATCACCGTGAACTATCAGGGTAAAACCTTCGTCCAGACCTTTCTCAACGACGGGACGAATATCATTTATATTTCCAACTGGGTTAATTCCAACGCTCCGGCAGGTATGCAGATCATGACTGATCAGGGCGGCGTTCCCATGGTTGACGAGAATGGCGTTTTAATGACTACGGAGTAAAAATCAGATGACTATTGCATGGACAGGTTTTCCCGCCGCACAGGACGCCGTTAATGGTGACGTGCTTGTCGGATTGCTGGGTGGTACTGCAAACCAGCGTTTCAATGCTTCTTCGTGGTTATTCGCCGCCAGTAACCTGTCTGACATTTCCAGTCCGTCCGCTGCCGCGCACAACCTCGGGCTGGGCACTGCGGATTCCCCCACATTTACCGGCCTTACCCTGACGGGTGGTCTGACTGCCGTGACGGGAAGTGTTGCGGACACCACAGCTTCTGCCGGGCCTGGCACCATTCGCGCCCTTGTCGGCAGCATGACCGGAACGGCAACCACCATGACATCGGGTAACCTTGTCGGTGTCCGTGGCGTAGTAAACTACGTTGGGGCTTCGGCAGGCTTCCTGTACGGCGTACAGGGCAAGGCCATACCATCCGGCACGGTTTCCGGCAGTTCATGGAATGCCGGGGTGTTCGGGCAGCTTGATATTTCCGCCGCTACCATTAACGCAGGCCAGATGGCTCCAATCTGGGGCGATTACGGCAGCGCCTCTCATACCCTGACAGACCAGACTGGCCTGTACGGTATCGCCATGACCAACACGACCGCCGCAGTTCTGGCCGGTCAACTGTATCTCTACGGTGGCGCTCAAAATCTCATGTTGTTACAGACAAACGCCGGGCTTTCCGGAGTGACATACTTTAAAAATGCTGGCACCACTGCCGGGTCATGGGGCAACGCAACGCCTCCCACCCCCAGCAAGGTTCTGAAAATCAGCGTTGACGGGGTAGCGTACTACCTCCCACTGGTGGCCCAGAATACCTGATAAGGAAATGACCGGATGATCAGTGCGGCAGAGTTCCTGAAATGGTGTGAAGTGTTCCACGTCGAATTTGGCCCCAACGCCGTGACCATTCCGGTATCGCTCGCACAGGGCGGTACCGGGGCGGCACTGACGGCCAGTAATGGGGGTGTCCTCTACTCTGGGCCTTCGCATCTTTCGATACTTGCCGGGACAGCCACAGCGCACGAAGTATTTGTCTCGGGATCGAATTCTGCGCCGTCATGGTCTGGCCTGTCCGCACTGATTGACACGGTTATCGGCGGTACACAGGGCGACATAATGTACCGCAACGCGACCTCATGGGTCGTGCTGGCACCTGGCACCAGTGGTTATTTCCTGCAAACGCTGGGCGCTGCGGCAAATCCCCAGTGGGCCATCGCGCCAGGCACCGGTACCGTTGACGCCGGAGATACCCACCAGCTTGCATTTTATCCAGCCGACGGTGCGCTGGTTGAGGGGTTGGTAACACCCACGACAGGCGTTCTGACCGCAGTGGCCGGGGCGCTAGTGTGGGATGACTTCCTGCCACTCTCACTGGGCGGAACGAATGCGAACCTGACCGCCAGTCCGAAAAGCCTCGTATATGGCACAGCCGACGCCATGGCGTTTCTCGCCACGGGCAACAACGGCGTTTTGATCACAGATAGCTCGGGCAATCCCTCGATTTCCAGCACCCTCCCGGCTGCCGTCCAGGGCAATATAACGACCCTGGGCGTACAGGCGCAGGCGCTCAATATGGGCGGCTTCCAGATCACGAATGGCGCCCTGCCCAGTGTTTCAACCGATTACGCGACGAAGGGCTACGTTGACAGCATTGCGAGCGGTGGCGCAGCGCCAGTGTATGCCGCGTCCACGGCAGACCTCACCGGGTATACGTACAACAACGGCACGGCGGGCGTTGGTGCAACACTGACCGCGCCGGGCAATGGGGTGTTTACGATCGATGGCGTGACGCCGCCGGTCAGTTCCCGAATATTGTATAAGAACGATACAACCGGATCGGGCGTGTACAACGGTATCTATACCCTGACGACCAGTTCCGGCGGATCACCTGCCGTCCTGACCCGTGCCACGGATTACGACACCCCCAGCGAGATCAACGCCACTGGCTTGATTCCGGTTCTGAATGGTACGGCCAACGGCGGGACGGGCTGGTACAACAGCACCATCGTCGTGACAATTGGTACAACGGCTATCACCTACATTCAGTTTGGCACGATCAGCTATCCCATTTCGTTGATGAATGGTGGAACAAACGCCAGTCTCACTGCCAGCAACGGCGGCATCGTGTATTCCAATGCCACCCAGCTTGCAATCCTCAATGGGACGGCAACGGCCCACCAGCTTTTGATGTCCGGATCGTCCACGACGCCGTTATGGTCTACCAGTACCTATCCGACCACTAATGCCGTGAATACGTTGCTCTATGCCAGCAGCGCCAACGTCATGGCCGCGCTCGCGACGGTCAATTCAGCATCGTTAAGCACCAATGCCAGCGGAGTACCGACCTGGCTTGCGCTGACGGATGGTCAAATTGTTATCGGTTCCAGTTCGGGCGCACCTCTCGCCGGTTCGATCACTGGCGGCACTGGCATCACCGTTACCCCGGGCGCGAATTCAATCACCATTTCCGCCAGTGCCGTTCCCCGCGCATGGTCAACCGTAACCGCAGCAACACTTAACGCGGTTGTCGGCAGCGGGTATGTTTTGAATCATGCCTCGACCGCTTGTGTCGTTACACTCCCGGCCAGTGCCGCGCTGGGCGACACTATCGTGTTCAAGGGTCTGGCCGCTTCAGGTGGCTGGACGCTTACCGGCAACACGGGACAGACATTGCAATTCGGCAGTGTTTCGTCAACGTCGGGTGGTTCGTTTTCATCAACTGATGGCAGCGACAGTGCAATGGTGACGTGTATCGTTGCCAATACGGTCTGGGAAGTTTCAAACGTCGTATCGCAGGGTCTGACAAGGGCGTAAACCATGACCACAAACAACATGATTGATGTGGGTCTGAAGGGCGCAACGGGCACCGGGTCGTTCGTTGGTTCCGATTCGCCCGCCATGACTGGCACCCCTACCGCTCCCACTGCCGCACCTGGAACGAATACAACACAACTGGCATCCACGGCTTTCGTATCCGCCGCCGTGGGCAGTGCTTCCAGCCTGTACGCGGTAACTGAATTTCTCGCTGGCGGGACGTTTACTACTCCCTCGGACAGCACAGCCGAAACCATATACCGATACCGCATAGTCGGTGCCGGGGGTGGTGGCGGGGGTGCAAACGGCGCATGGGCAACCTGCGGGGGTGGTGGATCGGGTGCCTACTGTGAGGGGACATTTACCGGAATTGCACCGAGTACGGGCATTTCAGTATCGGTTGGCGCAGGCGGAACGGCAGGTGCCACGAGTGGGGGAACGGGCGGGGCAGGTGGCGCAAGTTCTATCGGAACCCCCGTGGCTATCACCGCAGGCGGGGGCGGCGGCGGCCTCGGCAGCACGAATGGATCGGGTGGTATTACTCGTGCCGGGGGTGCGGGCGGTACCGTTACGGGGTCACCGACGCTTGCGCTCCCGGGCAATGTGGGTTTCACTGGAACCACGAACGGTACCAGTTTCATCCTCGGCGGCAAGGGTGGCGAGGGGCCGTGGGGCGGTGGTGGTCAGGGTGGTGCGTCGTTTTTCGGAGCGGGTCGCCCAGCTTCGTCACCGGGGGCAGGCGGTGGCGGGGCGGTAGCCTCGTCCGCGTCGGGTGGCGCGGGAGCTGGTGGTATTGTGGTTATTGAGAGGATTTCCGGTTGACCACTAATAACATGCTGGATACCTCGATCCCTTTCGGCGTTACCGTCGGGGGAACGGGTGCGACCACAGCATCGGGTGCGCGTACCAATCTCGGCGTGGCTATCGGCACCAATGTTCAGGCGTGGAGCGCCGTACTGGATACGGTTACGGGGGGAACCTATACCGGGGCGTCGTCAATTGTCACAGTGGGGACAATCGGCACCGGTACGTGGCAGGGTTCCGCCGTCGGGGTTCTTTACGGTGGAACCGGAGCGACCACAGCATCGGGTGCGCGTACCAATCTCGGCGTGGCTATCGGAAGTAACGTCGAAGCCTGGAGCGCCGTACTGGATGCGGTTGCGGGTGGTACCTACACTGGCGCAGCATCTATCACCACGCTCGGGACTATTGCGACGGGTACCTGGCACGCCACGAAAATCGGCCTTCTGTACGGCGGAACGAATGCCGACCTTAGTTCGACAGGTGGAACGTCGCAGGTTCTAAAACAGGTATCCAGTGGCGCAGCGATTACCGTTGGTCAACTGGCAGCATCCGACCTCAGCAATACGACCACTGGCAGCGGTGCCGTCGTTCTTCAAACGTCGGGCAGTCTGATCACTCCCGCGATTCTTGACAGCAACAGTGCCAATTTATTGTTGTTCGCGACCTCATCAACTGCGGTCAATTACTTTTCGATGCAGAATGCCTCGACCGGCAATACTCCGGCATTGCTGGCATTGGGAAGTGACGCGAATATCACTTCCGCTTTTCTAGGCAAGGGTACAGGCGGCGTTATTGTTGGCTCGCAGGGTGCGACGACCGTTCCGCTTATCCTTCAGGTCGGGTCTAACACATTTTCACTTTCCGCGACGCTTACCGGTAGCCGCACGCTAACCCTGCCAGACGCCAACGTCACGCTTGTAAGTGGCACTATGGCGACCGCCGGGGCCAATGCCAATATAACGTCAATGACTGGCTTGAGTGGGTCTTTGCGACAGCCGACGGCCATTCAGGACACTGCGGGATATAACCTCCTGGCGTTTACTTATTCCGGGGGCACTCCGACTGATTATTTCACGATTTCAAACGGCACGGCGAATGGTGGCGTTCTTCAAATAACGAGTTCAAATACCGACGCGTCCTGGTCGCTTCTGGCGAAGGGTGGCGGCGGTATCGTTATTGGTTCGCTGGGTGCCAGCACGACCCCTGTGGCTATTTCTGCGAATGGGGGCTTTACCTTCTCATTTAGCATGGCACCGACCGCAAACAGGGTTCTGACTTTTCCGGACGCCAGTGTGACGTTGGTTGCTGGCACGATGGCACCCACGGCGTCCCCGACGTTTACGGGAACACCTGCCGCCCCTACCGCTGCCGCTGCAACCAACACAACGCAGATCGCGACAACGGCCTTTGTGACTTCCGCCGCACGTCTGGGCGCGTGGGACGCAAGTTCGTACACAACGGGCACCGCGTATCTCGCCGCGACTGATGGTTTTGTGGTGGCGTATTCCACGAACACCAGTGGCACAAACGTGATCCTGACGGGTCTGACCGACGCATCAAATCCGCCTACCACGACACGCCTGATTTCCACGCAGGTCACGACAGGCGGTGTCCATGGAACACTTACAATGCCGGTTATCAAGGGCAATTACTGGAAAGTCACGATTGCGAACGGAAACGCGGTTGTACAATGGATTCCGATCGGCAATTAGTGGACGCAATGCCAAAGCAGACCGACGACCAGCACGAATACCAGAATGCCAATCCCCAGTATTCCCAGCACGATTCCGTCAATCATGGGAAGCGATCGTGCATTGTGTGGGTTGCCCACATTCCCGCAGCTATTACGCTGACGAACCATACCGCAGGTATTGCAATAATCCAGTACATTCTATAATCTCCCATAGTGATAACGATCCATAGGCAATACTACCGAAGGAAAACCAAAATGTCAGTCATTTTAAAAGATTTGGAAGCATTACTTTCCCCCGCAAACTCCGCACTGCTTGCAGATGTTGAGGGCGCATTTGCCGCGCTTGAGGCGTTGATCGGAAGCGTTGCAAGTCGCAACATGGCGTTGGCCTTTACTTCGCTTGAACAGGTCGCCATGTACGTCGTGAAGGGTCTGATTGCCAGCGAACAGGCTGCCGTCGCTCCTTCCGCACCCGTTGAACCCGCTGCCAGTTAATAAGGAAAACCGAAAATGACAGATACACCCAAAGTCGAAGAAGTAGCCGCAGTCGATGCGGAGTTGGGCGCAGCAAAAGCCGAGCTTGCGAAAGTCCAAGACGCGCTCAATGTAGAGATGGCAAAGAATCAATCATCGAACCAGATGATCGGCGAAGTGATAAACGCCAATCTCAATTTGAGAGCCGCGACTATTCTTCACCAAAAGCAAAACAACGAACAGTCTCAGCAGATCGTCCAGCTTAACGTACAAAACGGCACATTAACGTCCGATCTTGCCAAGGCACAGGAACAGGTAGCCGACCTCACCAAACAGGTGGCCATGCTGACTGCCCAGAATGCTGACCTCAATGCCAAGGTAGCGTCATTGGAGGGGGAGCTTGAAACAGCGACCGCCCCAGCCGAAGATTCAGAAGCCGCAGCGTAAAGTATGCCGTTGCCCTTTCCGTTCGACTTCAGGAACCCCGATTATATTTCAGTGTTTCAATGGCGGGCGGAAAGGCTGCAACGTATACGGAAAAACCCTGATTGCCTTCCGGGTTTACGCCGATTCTATAAGGACAACCCCGCACAGTTCATCATCGACTGGGGTGTGACTGCCGACCCCAGAAACGTCGAGCGCGGCTTGCCTGCAATCGTTCCGTTTCTTCTGTTCGAGAAGCAGGAAGAATGGGTGCAATGGCTTCTTGACCACTGGAAATCCCAGAAACCGGGCCTGATCGAAAAATCCCGCGACATGGGCATGTCATGGCTGTTCATGGCCACGGCCTCTACCCTCTGTTTATTTTACGACGGAATGTCAATCGGCGTTGGTTCCCGAAAAGAGGAATACGTCGATACGAAAGGCGATCCGAAATCCCTGCTATACAAAGCCCGACAGTACATTTCGCTATTGCCGGTCGAGTTCCGTGGCAAGTGGGACGCGAAGAAACACGCGCCGTACATGCGTATCGAGTTCCCCGACAGTCAGTCGGTTATTGCCGGAGAGAGTGGCGACGGTATCGGGCGCGGTGCGCGTACCTCAATTTATATGGTGGACGAATCGGCATGGCTTCCGCGCCCGGAGCTTATCGAGGCGTCGCTGTCAAACACCACGAATTGCCGTATTGACCTCAGCACCCCCCGTGGCATGAATAACCCCTTTGCCCGTAAACGGTTCGGCAACAAGGTGGACGTGTTCACGTTTCACTGGCGCGACGATCCCCGGAAGGACGACGAGTGGTACCAGAAGACATGCCACGACATTGACGACCCGGTTGTCATAGCACAGGAAATCGACCTCGACTATACGGCGTCGATGGAAGGTGTGTTGATTCCCGCCGCGTGGGTCAGTGCTGCCGTTGACGCGCATGTCAAGCTGGGGATAACCCCCACAGGAGTCAGGAAAGTCGGCCTTGATATAGCCGACGAGGGGGTGGATAAAAATTGCTACTGTGGGCGCTATGGTATCCTCATTGAGTACCTCGAACTATGGTCAGGGAAAGGCGGGGACATATATGCCAGCATTGAAAAGGTTTTTAATCTATGCGACCTGCTTGATTATCCTCGCGTTGATTATGATGCGGATGGTCTCGGAGCCGGGGCGCGTGGTGATGCACGAACAATTAACAATCGACGCATCGCTAACCGACAGCGGAGCATAAAGTTTGAGCCGTTCCGGGGGTCGGGGGCGGTAGTCAATCCCGAAGGCAATCCGTTTCTTCACAGTGGAGAACACCGCGACCGGGAGAAGGGCCGGACGAATGAGGATTTTTTCCACAATGCCAAGGCGCAGGCGTGGTGGTCATTGCGTCGTCGCTTCCAGTACACATATCGTGCCGTTATTGAAAAACTCCCCTACAACCCGGACGATATTATCTCGATTTCCAGCAGCATCACCGACTTTCGCAAATTGGTCAGTGAATTGTCACAGCCGACGTATTCCCAGAATTCCGTCGGCAAGCTGGTCATTGACAAAATACCCGACGGAGGGCGTTCGCCTAACGCAGCAGACGCGGTTATGATAGCGTTTGCACCACAACCACGGATTGCAAGGGGGTTTTTCAGTGTGGAACCTATGGAAACGTAAAAGCGCAGCATCCCCGGAGCCTGAAAAGAAGGAACGCCCCCGGCAGGTATTCAGCACTGACGACATGCGTTCGAGTCAGATGGCATTGCTCGAACAGGCATGGGCCGGAAATTTCAAGGACGCGCTGAAACCCATTGAGGCTGCCCGTCCGGGTTTCGCAATGGACAACCAGTTAAGCGTCAAAAGTCAGTATGGCGGATCGTGGGTCGTACCGACGGCGCAAAGTCTCTGGTATTCGTCCCAGTCGTTTATCGGTTACCAGTTCGCGGCATTGATGGCACAAAACTGGCTGGTGTCGAAAGCCTGCCTTATGCCTGCCAAGGACGCCACCCGCAATGGCTATGAGATCACCGTCGATGACGGAACCGAAGTCGATCCGAAAATTATGGACGAAATCCGTAAACTTGACCTGAAATACAAGGTCAACAAAAACCTGATCGAATTTGTACAAATGGGGCGTGTTTTCGGAATCCGGGTCGCTATGTTCATTATTGAGACAGACAACCCCGCAGACTACTACAAGAAACCCTTTAATCCGGACGGGATAAAACCGGGGTCGTATAAGGGTATTTCCCAGATCGACCCGTACTGGATTACTCCCCAGCTTGACGACAAGGCCGCAGGCGATCCGGCAAGCATCAATTTTTATGAACCAACGTGGTGGATGATCAACGGGCTACTGGTTCACCGTTCGCATTTGGTCATATTCAAGACGGAAGAAGTCGCGGACATTCTGAAACCGACCTACATATACGGCGGTATCCCGATTCCCCAGAAAATATACGAACGGGTCTATGCTGCCGAGCGCACCGCGAACGAAGCGCCCATGCTGGTGTTGACGAAACGAATGGACATTTATAAAACAGACCTCGCGCAAGGGCTGGCGAACGAACCCGAGTTCGCACAGCAAATGGCGCGTTGGGTCGCAAACCGTGACAATTACGGGATAAAGTTTATCGACCGTGAAGACGACATGATCGAGTTCGATACGTCGTTGACCGACCTGGACGCCGTGATTATGACCCAGTACCAGCTTGTCGCGGCTGCCGCCAACGTCCCGGCCACGAAATTGCTCGGAACCACCCCCAAAGGCTTCAATTCGACAGGTGAGTACGAGGAATCCAATTACCACGAAGAATTGGAAAGCATCCAGTATCACGACCTCTCCCCGTTGCTGGAACGGCATCACCTGTTACTGATCCGCTCCGAGATAGCGCCGAAGTACAAAATTGCACCATTCGAGACCTCGATCGAGTGGAATTCGCTCGATGCAATGACGGCGAAAGAACAGGCCGAGCTTAACAAGATGAAGGCGGAAACAGGGGCAATCCTGATGCAGTCCGGCGCAATTGACGGCATGGACGAGCGCAACCGCATCATCAACGACCCTGTGAGTGGGTATACCGGGATAGACGACGAAATGCCCGAGAAAGAATTAAGCGATCCCGAGGGGGCGTGACGTGTTGCGTTTGTCCGAAAAACGAAAGCGATGGATCAAAAACCGGGAAACGACCTTGCAGGGTAAGGCGTTGTACTACAATGCCGCCCAGCAATTGCGGTATGTCCGGGCACTGAACCGGCTGGTGCGTGACATGACCGACGAAACAAAGGCACAGGTCACCCGGTTGTTTAACGGTCAGATTTCGGAATCCTATTTCGACCAGCAGAAAGAAGCCTCCGCCATGGACGCCGCCAGCATATCCGTACTGGCAAAACGCCTGATGGGGAAATTGACACGCAAGTTTGAGGGGCTATTCGCAGCGAAGGCCGAACCCTACGCCGAACGCATGGTATATCAGGCCGAACGCAGCAGCGCGGCATCACTACACGCCAGCCTGAAGCAGTTAAGCGGCGGCCTGTCCCTCAAGACCAGCAACGTGCCGGAAGGCATGGAAGACGTGGTGCGTGCATCGATTGCCGAGAATGTCTCGCTGATCAAATCCATACCGTCGGAGTATTTCACGAAGGTAACCGGATCGGTCATGCGGTCAATCACGGCAGGTGCCGGGATTGCCGACCTGATTCCGGAGATTCGCAAATATGACGGACAGACCGACCGGCGAGCGAGAAATCTTGCACTTGACCAGACCCGGAAGGCGTACAATTCGATCAACAAGCTACGGATGCAGTCCCATGGGGTCAAACAGTTTGAGTGGATACATAGTGGCGGAGGCCAGCACCCCCGGGCGTCGCATATCAAAATCAGTGGTGAAATTTTCAGTTTCGAGAATCTACACGAAGAACAGGCGGCGCTGGGCGTGCCTGAAGCCGACAGGGGATTGCCGGGAACCCCGGTAAACTGCAAGTGCGTGATGAAAGCCGTTGTGAGATTTGAGGAATAGGGAGGGACGACAATGCCATTACAGCAAGGGTCAAGTCAGAAGGCGATCAGCGCAAACATCGCAGAATTGCGTCATGCGGGACACCCGGAGAAACAGAGTATAGCGATTGCAGAGAGTGAGGCGAGAAAGTCAAAAGATGAAAGACTGGACACTGAGAAAAATATTTCTGGGGGGTCTGCGCGACAGCACGATATTAACGGCTGGGCGGAGATCAAGGGAAACCCTATTTCCAAGGTTGGGGTTTTCCCCTATTCAGGGGCGCAGATCAGTGCCGACCTGGAACCCGATAAAATATATTACGTCTATCGGCCCGAAGAAGAATTAAACAATCCCGATACTCTCGCGTCGTTTCGGTTGCTGCCGTGGACGGATGAACACGCGATGCTGGGCAGGGAGGACGAGGGGATGCTACCCGCCGAACAGAAGGGAATCCACGGCGTAATTGGCGAGGATGTGTTTTTTGAGGATGGCTACCTGAAGGGCAACATCAAGGTGTTTTCCGATCGCCTTGCGGACATGATAGAAGACGGAAAAAGAGAGTTGTCAATCGGGTATCGGTGCGAGTACGATATTGAGAGCGGAATGTTCAACGGGGTGCCATACGACGCGATTCAGCGTAATATACGCGGGAATCATTTGGCACTGGTAGACGAGGGACGGTCGGGGTCTGATGTGGCCGTACTGGATCATCTAAAGATCACTTTTGACAGTAAGGATTTAAAAATGCCCGACGAAAAACGTCCCGAAGACAAGGCCAAAGACGAAGGCGAAGAAATGTCTTTGTCAGAATTATGCAAAACCGTGCGTGAGCTTGCCGAGCGTGTGAAAAGTATGCACGGCGCAGACGCAGAGGAAGAAGGTAAAAAAGAGGATTCCGAGAAGGCAGCGAAAGAAGGCGATGCGAAAGACGAAAACAAACCCGCTTCTTTTGTGAAAGAGTTTGAAGTCGAAGACGAATACGGCGACGGCGAAAAAGAGATGGAAGACGAGGACGAGGAAAAGAAAGAAGCCAAAGATTTGAAACCGGGCGACATGGAAAAGCCAGCCGACAAAAAAGGTATGGATGCACAGCTTGTGCAGCTTTCCAAAGAAGTCCAGGCCCTGAAGAAGATGGGCACCAAAACTTTGCTTAAAGAGATTTCTCGGCGTAATGCGGTTGCCGAAAAACTCTCGCAGCATATCGGCGTTTTCGATCATTCCGAAAAGACCCTGAACGAAGTGGTCGTCTATGGAGTGAAAAAGCTGGGTCTGACATGCAAGCCCGGACACGAAGAAGCCACCATCAACGGGTTTTTGGCTGGGGCGCGTGCGAGTCTCGAACCTGTCAAGGGCGCAATGGACACACAGGCACCAGTATCCAGCGATATTGACGCCTATCTGAAAGGGAGCAAATAACATGGGTTTCCAGTCATCGGTACAGATTTTCACTGGCTTCGGGGTTCCCGGGGAACTATACCAGGACGCACCATCGATCGTGCAGTCCTACACCCTGAATTCGGCTTTAGCCAGCTATAACGTGATCGGCGCGGCTGCCTTCACTGTGACTTCACAGGGCTTTGCACAGGCTGGTTCTGGTGGCGCCCTCGGGTTCGCCGGGATTCTGGTTGATCCAAAGAATCAGGCCCTTTTCGGTGCAGCGGGTGGCGCTCCCCTCTCCCCGACGCTGGTACTGCCGAATTATGCACAAGGCGAATTGCTGTCCATGGGAATTATCGTGGTGACACTGCCCGGGGCCGCTGCAATTGGCGACTGGGTAGTTTACGACAACACCACTGGCGCACTGGAAACCGTGGCCTCCGGCGCAGGCTTGCCCAGCGGCAAGTCATGGGCAAATGCCATTGTGACCCAGTACACCGTTAGCGGTGCGGGGCTTGCAGTGATTCAGGTCAACCCAGGCCTGGGCGTACCCACCTAATCTCGATAAGGACATGACACCATGAATCAAGTTAGCAAAGAGCTTAGTTTTTTATCGGGGCGGGACGTTCGGTCACTGGAAAATTTCGACCCCAAACAGTATCAGGGCCTGAAAAAGCTGGGTATCAGCTTTGACGGTATTGACGGATCAGCATTGCGTCGGATGGCAAATTACCGTTTTGCCGCCGATTCGCTGCAACCGACCATCACCACGGCATCGGTCGCCACCCCTGTTCAGTTCTTGCAGGAATGGCTGCCCGGCTTTGTGTTCGTCATTACCGCCGCCCGAAAGATTGATGAGCTTGTGGGAATTATGACCACTGGCGCATGGGAAGACGAACAGGTCGTCCAGGGTATTCTCGAAAGGGTCGGTACTGCCGTTCCTTACGGTGACTATACCAACGTCCCGCTTTCAAGCTGGAACGTAAACTTTAATTACCGTACCGTCATCCGCTTTGAAGAAGGGATGAAAGTCGGGGTACTTGAAGCCGCACGCTCCGCAAGAATGCGCGTTGACGATTCCGGCATGAAGCGTGAAGCCGCCGCCCTTGAGCTTGAAATCCAGCGTAACAATGTCGGATTCAACGGTTTCAACAGTGGCGACAACAACACGTATGGATTCCTGAACGATCCGGGCCTGCCGAACTATGGCACCGTCCCAAATGGCGCGTCGGCATCCCCTTTGTGGTCAACGAAAACCTTTCTGGAAATCTGCAAGGACATTCGTACCGCGATCGTGGCATTGCGTACCAATTCACAGGACACCATTGACCCTGAAATGGTAGACCTTACGCTGGCCGTTGCGACCGATTCGGTTGACTGGCTTTCCACCACTTCCGATTTCGGTATTTCGGTTCGTGACTGGATGCGTAACGCTTACCCACGGATGCGTGTTGTTTCTGCCCCGCAGCTTAACAGCGCACATTCAAGCACCAATGTTTTCTACCTGTACGCGGACAAGATCAATGACATGTCCACAGATGGCGGACGGACATTCATTCAGCCGATACCAGCGAAATTCATGGTACTGGGCGTCCAGCAGCTTGCCAAAGCCTACGAGGAAGACTACTCAAACGCCACAGCAGGCGTTATGTGTAAGCGTCCTTACGCCGTTGTTCGGTACGCTGGAATATAAATGTACAATTAGTATGAATAGGGTTTAAACCTATTACATTTGGTGGAATTTTCGGAGGCGGTCAGTATTTGGAGATTATCTTCACAATGCAGGCCGCAAACGAATTTGGAAACCAAAGGTATAACGTGATCGACGTGATACTCGATCCCTGTTTCTTTAGTTAGTCTCACGCTTTCAGCGTAAATCGTCTGTATCTTCTTCACGTTCGCCCAAATAGCTATAGCATTCTTTTTTAGTGATCTACGTTTAGCCATTTTCGCGTAAATTTCTCCTTTGTTCTGTTGAAGATA